GCTCTTTGAACCTCTTTAAGTTATTCAATATTGATGTGAGAAAATAATTTCCTGGGTGTTCTTGAAATTCTTTCATTGAGGGGCTGTTTTAAAAGTACCGTGTTTTATGGGTCTTTTTGAAAAAGCGGCGGGGGGCAGGGGCGGAGCCCCGCTGATGTTCACTCCTGAAGTCTCCCTGACTTTCATGAAAATATTGTTAAACTATTGTTTTTGTTACTGGGGGGATGACTTTGTGGAGATACATTCACCCCATGGGTATTTTGAAAACACCCGAATTTTGGGAAACTAGTGAATCGCCATCTTTAGGTATTTAGTCACTAGAGCATCCATGCTCCAGTTGGCCCTGACCTCTTGAGAGACGGCGGCCGTGTATGACCGAAGTTCTTCTAAACTATTATTCCAAGAATTAATACGGTCAACCGCTTCTTGAGAAGTATCAAATAGAGCAATGCCCTTGATATGCTGAACGTTACCGACCGCAGTGGTAAGGACAGGAACACCACATGATGCGGCTTCGAAGATGCCTAGAGGGCCCGCATCCAGTTCGGAACAACAAATAAATAAATCTATATTTTCATAAAGTTTTTCAGACTTGCCCATTATACATACAGGCTCAAAGTTTCCAAGTTTACATATTTCTCTAAACTTTTCAAGACCTTTTACCTTGACGTATTCTTCTAGAGTACAATCACAGTTTATCATTCCAATGCGTTTTATAGGACCAGTAACCTCGTGAGTCAGGGGGAAAACATCGCCATCGGCGCCAAAGGGGGTCCATGCGGCCTGTATACCATGACGACCAAGCTCTTGGACGGTTTCTTGAGAAACACCTGCATACGTTGCTCCTTCTATAAACTCTGTATTCTCTGAAAACCATGATAAGTTAAACTTTGGACAATGGGAAATTACAAAAAGTTTTTTAGGATCTGGCTTTACATTATATGATCGTTCTACAAGGTGAAGGGACGTGTTTGAAATTATCAGATCATAATCTTTCCATGTTCCCTTGACCCAAAAGTCAGTAACGTCCCATGAATAGACATCTACGTTGGGAATGTTCTTCTTGATAGCATCTGCAATGCGACCCATTGCCCAATTGGTCTCTGACCACACTGCAATCCGAGGAGTCTTCTTCTCGTATAAGCGTTCGGGAAGAAGTGGCTGCTTCGTCACATTCTCATACCATCCATCAAAAATACTTTGAAAATATTCTTCATACATCGGTGCGACTCTATCAACCGAAAAGTTTTCGGCCCAGTTGCGACAGGCCTGCGGATCAATTCGGTGAATATTCTGGGCCGCCCATACCATCTGCCCAAAGGTTCTGCATCTGTACCCAGTGATTCCATGAAGATTGTTCTCCGTAAAGCATCCTATGTCAGAGCTGATCACTGGAGTGCCACTGAATAACGCTTCAACCATAGCGCCTCCAAAGGGTTCCAAATATGTTGAAAGAATAAAAAAACCTTTTGCATTTTTCATGAGATCCTTGCGCTTTTCGGGCAGCGCGTACCCCACATACTCCACGTGAGGTGGCCACTCTGAAAGACCAAGATCCCCTGGACCCCCCTGCCCTGCTATCACAAGCCTGGCCCCGATCTTTTCTGTTACCTGGATAGCCATGTCCACACCCTTCGCCTTGCTTATCCTCCCGAGACAAAGAAAATAATTATTTTTATTTTTATTAAATTCAAAATCTCTTGGATCAAAATAGTTTGGGATGACGGTATGGTAGGATGGTATGCTCATGGCATTCGTGGCATTGACAATACCTAGGGTTGCATGCAATAGTGCATAAGACTCGTAGATTTGATACGGAGCAAATGTGGCCGTGTAGCCTATGCCTGGCTCAACTATAGTGATATCTGGAGAGGATACGGCATCACAGACAGGCTTGTTACCCCATCCCCAAAAGGCTAAAACAAAATCTCCAAATTGTTTTCTTTTTATAATCTCTGGAGGGGCGTTGGCCTCGTACTCCTTGTAGACCTCATCAGTCTGGTCAAACTTGAAGAACTGGGTACGATGATAATCGGTTCCGTAGATTCTGTTAAAAGTTTCACGAGTCACCACAGGCACATGCTCCGTGCAAGGAACATCCGAGTCAATATGACCATAGTGATAAACCACATGACCTCTCTTGACCATCATCTCACAAAATTTGTAAACTTTCTGGGTATACGCACATGCGACGAACTCTTCTTTGTTCGTGATCGTATGAGGTACAGCCAACACATGGTATCTCATTAAACTTTAATTAAATTTTTCTTTTAAGGCAAATTGAGTCGCGTATTTGCATTCGTGATATTGAACATGTATGGAGGCGTCATGACGTGCTGGGTCGCGCCACCCCCTGGCATGCGGATGCGGCTTATAAGAGGAACTCCTGGCATCATAAACCGCCATAGGAGGGCCAACAGCAGAATGACACAAAAGGCAATGGCGAGCTGGCCCATTTATATTTGAAAATATTTTAATTAACAAAGGGAGGATGGTTCAGATGATGCTCTGGAACCCACGAATGGTTTGGAAAGTCGATGTTGGGTATGGGCAAACGCGTCTTGTTGAGCCTGGGAGGTCCCCGATCACGTATCCGCCATCGCCCTTTGAACCATAACGCAATTTTTGATCAAAATTATAAACGGTCAAGAACTTTGGCCAATCCTCCATTATTTAAAACTAAACTATAATCTTTAACCAAATATTTTCCTTGCGATGGCGTCCTTGGCCCGCAGGCCCTTGATACTCACGCCACGCTGAGTCGCTAGGTTTTTCAGGTACGAGAGAGATATGGTTGGTCCGTTCGCATATACAAATCGGCCAGTCTGAGGATTCTTGACCTTGATGCGACCCGAGGGACTCTTCTCAAAGTTGGCATTCTTCCTGTTCAAGACTACAATCTTGGCCCGAGCCGCCTTCAGGGCATTGGACTTTGCCTTGAGCCTAGCAGCCGCCGCGGCTAGCTTGGTCGCGTTCAACTTAGGAGGGCTTGGTGCCCGAGGGGCTGGCGCGGATGTGTTGATGCGCTTAGGGGCTGAGTGCTTTACAGAGTTGCCCTTCACTGGTGTAAAGGGGGCGTTCCCAGCATTTAGCCTTTGCGCCACGAGACGTTCCGCCTTTCTGCGAGCCAGGGCCCAAGCCTCCTCGTAATTCTTTCCAGATCTGCGACCATTAAGGTCCCAGTAGTACTCTATAATCTTGTTGAACCGCTTATTCTTCAGCATCGCACCAGTCAGCGTCTTCTTCGTGGGAACACGAGCCTTGAGCTTGCGGCGCGCCGCTAGAATCTGTGCCGAGGTCACGCGCCCTCTTGGCTTGAGAGGCTTGAGAGCATTACGACGCGCTCGAAGGTTTGCAGATAGGATACGGGGACGAGAGACGGTCATCTTCCGAAGGCGGGCCTTGGCTGAAAGCAAGTTAACTGAGCGCACGCGCTTCATCCGACCAGGAAAAATCACGCGCCGCAGACGGCCCTTGGCCGCAAGGAGGTTAGGAGAACTGAATTTCTGTCCAGTAATAAATTTATTTTTCAAAAGTTCTTGGACAGTGGGAAGCCCTGGGCAAGGATCTTCGTACTTGAGACGCCACTCTTTGACGTGAGTATCAGTCATTCCGCGATATCCAGCGGGAATTGCCTCATTAAGAAAAGCCATGGTCTTGGGGAATCCCCCCTTGCGAGAAATCCACGCCCTCAGATTATTGAGGAAACAGTGCATATCATAACGCTCATCAGTCTTGGGGCCTATACCCCATGCACCTGCCGTACCTGTCTTGTTGGCCGTGTTGACTGCAGGGTTGGTTCCAGTCTTCTTCAGACGGGACCAACCAAAGTCCCCTATGAGGAAACCACGATCCGCCACAAACACATTCTCCATGTGAAGATCATTGTGCCGAAAATCAGGAAACTTTATTTTTATTTTGTTTAATGTTTTAAGGACCGAGGTGATCACATGGTGCATGGAGGAGTCGGTCTGTTTCTTGGAGTCGACCCACTTGGTCAGTGATCCTCCAGAACAATATTCCATAAAAATAATTGATTGCTTAGATTTGTCGTACTTGCGAGTGTTTTGAACATTGGCCATATTCATCGAAATGGGAGGGATGAAGTCGATGCATTTCTCATGCTTGTAGACTTCGACCACTCCTGCAGGCGCTGCTTCGTAAACCTCCTTTTGTATTTCAAACTCTATTATGGCTGGCTGACGTTCACCGCGCGACGAGGCAAGCAGATCCCGAGGGCAGACCTTGGCAACAAAGTCATCACCCTTGTAGATTATACCTTGGCGACCCTTGCCTATCGCAGTCATCTTCTTGCCAGCCGAGCAACTAAAACGGTTTGCGCCCGTCCTAGGCGGGCTTGGATACTGTGGCGAGCCAAATGGGAACACCTGCCCACCCGGAACCGCCTGGAAATATCCCGTGCGAGGTCCGGTCATAATAGGCTTTAATCCTGGAGAAACTGGTTTGACAGAATGTTTGAAAGCGTGCATAGCACTCATGTGAACGGGAGGTGGAGCGCGACGAGCCGCAGATCTCTTGGGCTTAAAGCGCGCGCGGGCCACATTGGCGGGGTGGGTGCGCAGCCAGGCCGCCGCCTGTCGCTTATTGGAAATATTCTTTGGAATATTTATTTCAGACTTGCCTGCGTTGGTCATCTGAATGACGTAATGCTTTGTGGGTTCCTTGATTAACTGAAAAGGACCGCGGATGTTCCAGACCATCACTTAATATCATACATAGACAATATTTCACGGATAGCAGGGTGGCGCACCACATCCTCATCCGTAAACTGCAGGTGGCGGATAAACTCGGAGTCTGGATAGACGCGGCGGATAAGATCGGCTAGACCGTTGTCTTCGAAGCCGCGGTCGTGCTGCTGAGTATCGCCTGTGACCACAAGCTTTGAGCCATCACCAATACGCGTCAAGAGCATCTTCATCTGTGACGGGGTTGAGTTCTGCATCTCATCGCCTATGATCCACGCATTCTCAAACGTGCGTCCGCGCATATAGGCCAGAGGGCAAATCTCCACGTAATTCTTGAGTTCCTTTGGACTTATGTACTTGTGGAAGCAGTCGAACATGGGCCGAGTCCATGGCTCCATCTTCTTGTCTAGACTTCCTGGCAGAAAGCCGTGCTGCTCATCTACACTGACGGCCGGACGCGTCAAGACCAACTTGGTGACCTGTCCCTTGACGAGGGCCTTGACGGCCGCATGACAAGCCAGAAGGGTCTTACCTGTCCCTGCAGGTCCTGTTCCTACGATGATGGGGGCGGGGGACTGAAGAAGTGTGAGATAACGTCCTTGGGCGAGAGTGCGTGGTGAGACCATTTAAAATAAATACCTTATTAACTCTAAGTAATGAGTGCGGGCCTCGTTCAACTCGTTGCGCGTGGTCCTCAGGATGCCATACTCACTGGAAACCCCCAAATTACATTTTTTAAACAAAATCATGTAAAATATACTCAATTCTCAAGTGTAACAACTCGGCAGAATATATCGGGCATACCGACTCCAGGAAGTATATCAACTATAAATATTGAAAAAAAGGCGGATCTTTTGGGATACATGTACCTTACTGCCCAGAACAATACAGGGATTGTTCCATATTTGGATTGGACTCAAAATATTATAGATAAAGTTGAGTTTTTGTTGGGCGGGCAAGTCATAGACGAACAAGACTCTGTATGGTCTAACAACATAGAACCCGTTGTCGGGGCGGTGGTGCCGAGCCAGGCTAGGCTTCCGAGTGGTGTGCCTGGAACGAGTACAGGATTCAACTCAAATTCTTTTTATCCCTTGAAATTCTTTTTTTGTAAAAATTGGTCAAGCATCTTACCCTTGGTTGCCCTCAAGTTTCAAGAAGTCACTATACGGATAACATGGTCAAAAAATCTAAAAACTTCTGGGAGTGATGCCTATCAATATGTACTGTGGATGAATACAATATTCTTGGATCAGGCTGAAAGAGAGTTTTTTGCGACTCGGCCAATGACCATGCTCGTGACCCAGGTTCAGAGACAAATCGTCGACAAGAGACAGCCATATATGGATATGACTTTTGCCCACCCCGTGAAGTACCTGGCCTTCCAGTCAAACTCGTACACGACCGTATATTCGACTGGAACTTCCCTCCAGTTCAAGACTCAGATAAATGGCGTCGATGCGTGTGACTTCAAGTCTCTGAACCAGTGGGTAGATGTGACCCAGTATTATCACACGCCTGTGGGTTACTCAGCGACCGTATCAAATGCAGCGGTCATCCCCTTCTGCCTCAACACATCTTCCATGCAACCCACGGGAACTCTGAACTTTTCCAGACTCGATATATTCAGAATAGTCACGCCCGATAATCAGATCTTCAAGCAGATGACTCAAACGGCTGATAACCTCGATGATGCTTACGTATACGCAGTAAACTACAACTTTCTCAGGATTGCTGACGGAGTCGGATCATTATTATATGCGACTTGAGTAATGAGTACCACACTCTTACGATTTAACCAAGTGGATTCAGAGCCGTTGTACAATCAGCAACTCATAGACATCCCTGCCTATTATCATTCTTACAATGGGTACAAACCTTTTAATTCTATAATTTTTATTCCTTTTGGGCTGTATAACGCAGAGGAGTCGGGCACGGCCAACTTTTCGGCCCTCCAGACATTTGATTTATTGCCATCATCAGATCTTGCTTTGGGAACGTATCTCTACGCTGTTCGGTACAACGTCCTAAAATTCGAGAACGGTGCAGCATCATTGGCCTACGAATAATGTAGCAAATATTATGGAGGTGGTCGTTAAAGGAGCGCAAGACGTGCTCCTTACAGGAAATCCTGACAAATCCCCATTCAGGCACCTGTATAAACGTTCGTCGCCTTTTGCACTATGTGATTATAAATCTTATTTTATAAATGGAAATCTTACACTATTCAAAAGAGGAGACTTGCTCAGTAAGTGCTATTTGATGCTCGAAGACTTTAAAGGGAAAACAGTCGTTCCAGCATCTTGGTCGGGCCTGTTTGACACTGTCGATCTGTATATAGGCGGGCAGCTCATAGACAGTCAGGACTATACATATTCTTCTGTTATTTGGCCAGCTCTCGAGTCAGATAATCTGTCACATGGTGTCGCGCCCGGGACTTTTTACCCTCTTCGGTTCTTTTTTTGTAATAGTTGGTCGAGCGCCTTGCCGATAGCAGGCATAAAGTGTCACGATGTAGAATTCCGAATTACGAAGCCTTCTCCGAATTACAAGTTTGTCTTGTGGCATACATTTATAAACTTGGGTGACGAGGAGAGGGCCCTGATTCCTTCCGAGATTGTCATCACGCAAGTCCAGAGAGTCTTGATGGCCAAGAAAACAAACTATTCTGAACTTATTGGGCCAGTGAAATACTTGGCTTCTTTTCAGGCCGTGATATATCAGCCAACACAGACATACTTTAATTCTATTAATAAGACTCAGACACTTACTCTCACATCGTCACAAGGGACTGGTGTAGTCTGGAAATTTGTGGGGCTGCCGAGTGGTGTGACTCAGGTCGGAACGTCGAGCACTCTTCAGATAGGAATAGGCCCGGGTTTTGCTTCTACAGCCGTAACGGCGAGCTTGCCAGGAGTCGCTCCTATAACCTTCAATCTTAAAAACAATATTTCAACTATAAATTTGTTTAATGGCGCGGTTGGTAATTCCGCTGATGGGTGGGCCCTAATAGGAACTGTTTATTTTTGGTGGGGGGGTGGTGACGGCGATGCCACACCAGTCGTCAACGACGCGTTATATACAAGTTCAACGGATACATGGAATGTAACCTTTCCATATACAGCAACGGGTGGCAGGGCTCTATTTCCCCAGCATAGCAACGGCCCTATACCAACCGATGGCGTTCGGTATGGATGGACAGTCGCAGGACTGGCGACGGGCACGGGAGGACCTGTATTACTTGTTATTGATGTCCTCAATAAAACACTAACAGAGGTGGCCATTTCAGGCCCGTTGTCAACTGCCATCTCCGAATCATATGATTCTAAATATCTAAATGGTCTCATATACATATCCAGCGCGAAAAAGATATATTCTCTTGACCCAACGACTGGTGTATCAGTTCTCCTAAATACTATTGTTGGTACAACTACTATTAGAAGAATTGGTGGTATGGTATTTGATAAAAATTCAAATATGCTAATAGGGGACTTTAACGGCCAAGGTACTAGATATATGTATATTATCCCCCCACCATACACAGCCACGATTACACCTCTCACAACTGCTTATACTTTCCCATATGGAATAACTCAAATGAGCATGGATCTTACGAATAATGTAATATATATATCAAGTTACGGCACGTTAGGGTCGGCTACCCTTCAGTATATATCGGGAACAGGAACAAATTGGGGAACGCAGTCTTATCCCATAGGTTCAAGCGGGGGGTTTGATTATAACAATTTCCCTTATTTTACAAACGGAACATTATACTTCCAAGTTGGAAGTAGCATAGGTATATACACACGAACTTAATCCCCAGACTGCTCTTTAGTCGATCTTATCTACATCTTCGTCCTCAGAGTCTGAGATGAGCGGGGGAGGAAGGTCCTCCTCAGAAGCCTTTACGGTGCAATACGCACGCCAGGCAACAAACGGAAGCCAGACGGTCCATAGCCAGATAACTAGAACAAACAGATACATTCTGTAGATTCAGAGGACAAAGTCTCTAACCGCGTCTAGAACGAGACATGTAAAACCCTATTGTAATGACAAACAACAACCCCAAGGGAATAGCGATTGCGAGAATCACCACAGTGGAGTCACCAGCCGAACCGGAGGATTTATTCTGAGCGGGATGTGTATCGTTGTAATATGTATTATATCCGCTGGTCTGGCACGACTGAAATACCAACAGGATAGCGATGATTCCTAGGGCAATACACAGTGACTTCATTTTATATATAGCCTATAAAATTCTCTATGCCCCTGATGGACCGCCGAGCCCAATCGTAGTTTTCCAAGTACAAAGCCAGACAATAGTGGTCTAAAAATAATTCAAGTTTATCAAAATCACTCCCAGAGAAGGCTTCTCGGGGAGTGAGGTTGAGTAGTTTATCCGCGTATTTCTCTGCGTAGCGGGAGAGGGCCGGATCTTCTTGGGCGCGATCTAGGTTATACTCGAGACGAGAGCATCGAGCCAAAAGTAAATATTTACACTGCTCGATAGACTGATTGTCCATCTGGTTTATTTCCTACATGTATAACGTGGCCACTCTCTAAGTCTTTGCGAAGCCAGGTCTCCGGGCCGTTGATGATCTCGAGACACTTGGCGCACTTGCAGGGCTCCATCAGTCCACGTCGTCTACAAAGAGCAAAGACTTTTTGAAAGTCTGATAGTGCCGCAAGGACTTTTTCAGAATATGTAAATTACGGGTGGCCTTCTTGACTGCCTGAGCGTCAGTCGTGTCGGTCGTCCTGACAATATGGACTATAGCCGTGCGGACAGAATCCATTCAGTACTTGTCAATGTCTAGAATGTTGAACTGGAGCATTAGGTCCTTGTACACATGACGTATTTTCTGGTGCTTGATCACTTCCATTGCTCCATTATGGTAATAGAGTGTTAGATCCCCATGGTTCTCATTATACTCAAACCAGCGAATCTGGCTCGGGTCTACAATAAAAACGGTCGAGCCATCCTTGATAGCAAAGGGAGTCATTCTACTCTATTCTTGGGCCGTTTCTCTAATACGCAACTCAATGAGTTTTGCTGAAAGATAGATTGAAAGATCAAGGGCCTCCTCCAGAGCCTCCTTGAGCCAGTCGTACCCCAGTCCCTGTACTAGTCCATGTCCATACTCCTTCCTACCCTTTTCCATACGAGACTCTATAAGACGAATAATTTCGGAATTGCAATCCATTACACTACTATACGTGAAGTTCTCTAAGTTCCTCGCTTTCGCGCCGCAGACGCTTCTTGCAGATGTCGTAGTTTGGATTAAACCAAGCCTCTCTCCAGTTGCGCTGGATAATCTGAGCCTTGGAAACTTCTTGAATCATAGCCGCCTCAAGGCGGCCCCAGATCTGATCGTAGAAAAGTCGCCGACAGTTGGCGATAACACGATCAACGTGCTGATTTAGGTTTTGGGGGTAAGGGACGTCCATAGATATCCACATAATGTTGTGGACTTGGTCGTGCCAAGCCTCCAGAATATCACAGACTGACTTACAGTACCTGTAACGGTCAAACATTTGCTCAAATCCGTAGTCTATAGCCGTCTCTATGCCATCAAGAGAGTCTACGTCCATATGACCCGTCTCTTCCCAGTAAGTGCGGTTTGTATGGATAATGAGCTGAAACTCAAGGCTGTCGAAGAGCAAGGCATCAAAGTTGTTCAGTTGCTCGTCGACAGACTCCATTTTATTCGAGTTCGTGCTCTTGGCCTCCGCCCTTGGACACAGAACCTTAGTTCCAGTCCATCCCAGCCTCTTCATCAATCATTCGTTCGCAGAGTTTCCGTTTTTCGGTGTATCCGCGGATGAGGCCCCGCACGAGGTCGCACATATCCTTGGCTATGCACGCATAGTCCCTTTCAAAAGACTCGTCGTCGCTCACAATCCAGGACATTGCGGTCTCCTCGCGCTCTCGGGCCTGGTCCCTGTGAGCCTCGAGCTGGGCAAGGGTCTGGTCGTGCCAATCAAGGCGCTCATCTTCGGAGAGATCACACCAACATTCAACCGCTTGGCGTGTGGTATTAGCCGGTTTATATAGGCCCTGAGCCATGAGCACAAGATCCTCCTTGGTCGTGTATCCTTGGATGTAGCCAGTCATGAAAGTGTACTGGGCTGGTGTTAATGCCTCTTCAGTCCATTCCTCGAACATAGGATAGGTCCAGGTGAAGACGGTCTCTCCGGAGGGGATCTTGGCGCGCAACAGCCAGGAGTTGGAGTCCCAGTGAAGAGTAGCCATTTTAGAGAATTAACGTGCTTAAACTTTATGAGTTGGGTGAGAACTATGCTCGATGTGTACTGGGACTTGCGCCCGTGTGCCGAGACTCAGGACCTCTACAAGTCAAAGGGTCTGAGGCCTACTGATTATTGGTTTAGGGAGGTTGAGTACCTGACCTGCAGCTCTTGGACACGGAACCAAGAATTTTGCTCGCTGCCGAACGTAGAGTACCTGCTAGAGAAATACAAAGAAAGCCCTATTCGGCTGGACGAGGGGGACAAGGAGATACTAAAGTTGGGTTGGTACGAAGACTTGGCATTACATCATCTAGATAGGAGCGTGCTTCTTGCAAAAGTCTCCGCAGGTTGCCTTGAACCCGCATTGCTTCCCCTCTAGTGTCTGTGCCTTGCAGCGGAAAGCGGCGTGCAGCGCGACGCGGCCCTTTTTAGCAGGAGCAGAGACGCAGGTCTCGCTCGGCTTGGGCACCTCCTTGGTCACCAGAAGTTTGGGTCGGGCTGCCATCAAGGCCATAGACTTTTCTCTTGCTCTCAGGGCCGTGTCGGCCATCTTTTCTGGGTCAGGATGACCAGACTTGATTGCCGCGCTCAGAAGTTTTTGCCAGAGATCGCTCCCGTGACCATCGGGTCTGGGAGGGACGGCGCGCGGGGCAGATGGGGGTGGAAGAGGGCGGAGACGGTGGGCCATTTTTTGAGTTTGTAACACTTGTGATCTCGGGCTAGGGCCCTAAAACACAAAACCTCTTTTCTTGGCCTATGGTAGTATGAATCCTAGGAAGTTCGGACCTTACTTCTGGGGAGCACTTCACACAGCCTGCTTAGATCCAGCAGATATGAATGCCCTCAGAAACTTTATTTTTCTTTTTCCTTTTGTCTTGCCTTGTGGAGCCTGCCGAGTCTCTTTCCAGCAGTGCCTGAAAGACCTCCCGCCACCCACGTGCCCGCGTCAGATATTTGCGTGGTCGGTAGAGGCCCACAATTGCATTAACTTTAAGTTGGGCAAGCCACTCATGGGTCTACAGGAGGCTCATCGGATATGGTCCTCGGCTCCTCCAGAGACGTTTACCGATTTTTTTTAGAGGCGAAAGAGTAGATGAGTTCTGGCCCTGTAAGGTCAACACGAACACGACTCCCGTCACGCCACCCGTATAATAGGGATGTACAAACCAATAATTATTTTCAAAAATTAGGTATATCTTTTGTACCTACAAAAGTTGGATTTAAAGTATATATTGATAAAAAACCAGTTACAAATGCGAAACTTAAAAATCATCCTCTGATGGCTAATAATCCCAATCTGGCAGAACAAATAAGGGCTAAAAAGGCAAGTCTGCCCAAGCCAGTGACGGCTCCGAGAGGAGCGAGAAAGCCCAAAGGAAACAATGGAAACAATAATAACTCTAATGCGAACGGGCCGAGCAACAACATGGCGGCCGGGGGGAGGCGCCGTTTTCAAAAGCACGCGTCCAAAAAGAACTTTGTGCAAATAGGAGCAGGTGTTGGAGTGCCTCAAAACAATGCAGACTTTGCACAGTATCAGGTGAGTGCTTTATTTTCTTCAGAAGCTCTTCAATCTTATTCTGGGGGAGAATTAGAAACACGGGCAATAGAAACTGCCGTTCAACATGCTAAATCGGGAGGGGATCCTATTGATGCTTACAAATTTAAAAGAGAACATAACGGAGTTATAATTCCAGGTAATCAGATATTCACCCTACAAAGAAGGACTTTTATATTCAAGCCGCGATTTTCACTCGCAGGCCTTAAAATGGCGTCAAATGCTAATCAGTCAATAATTGGCCGTGCTATGAGCGCAGTTCTCAAGGCTTGCCGTGAACACAAAAGCAAAGGAAAAGACCATGTGGAAACTGATCTTATAGAAGTTATACCTGGAAGCCATATTAATCTGTATGAGTTGAAAATAGGCGAAGGAAAACCCGAAGGGTTCCCTGCAGAAGCTTATCAACTTTATAAAAGTAAAAGAATATTAGAGCTTGAATTCGAGCGTATTCAGCCAGGAGTCCCTCCTCCTAAAATAAATATGTACTTTTTAGCGTGGGGATTTAATTTAGTCCCCGGAAGATCTGCGGCATTTTCTGTCGAACATATAAAATTCAAAAAACCGACAGAATGGGCAGGAGGGCCATCTATACACGCACTTTTTGAATCTCATAAACCAGGTTGGGATACTATAAAAGAACTTGATCCAGCAGAGTTCGCCGCCGTTTCTGGACTGAAGTCGGCTATAGTAACTGCACAACTGATAAGAAACCGAGAAAGCACTATGAAAAAAGTGCGCAAAGTATTGGGCACCATGGAAAGACGGCACGGGAGATGGCGCACAGTATCGCCCCGAACACGACTAGCGCTTGAAAGAACTCGCAGAATAAAACTCGTTTCTGGAAGAACAAACAATAGTTATATTCCACAGGGAAATCTCACGGCTCTTCATGACCCCAATGGAGCAAGGTGGGCAAATTATATCAGAAATTGGTCAATAAATAAAATTAAAACAAATGCTGGATATACTCAAAATGAGGCAAACAATGTTAGAAACAAGGAATATAGAACTTTTGATCGTAAATGGTTCAATGCCCTTTCTGTTCTTAAAAGTGACAATATAGTCAGGGTATCTACCGGTAAAGTAAATATACGCAGATTGGCAAAGGAGGTGTCGAGTTCGGAGTCAAACGCCCCCCAAAGACACGAGGGACGCGCCATTAAAAATTATGTGAATAAGTTGAAAATTTTAATACTTATGATGGAACCAGCCCATGCGCATAAATTTCCCGCAGGTCGCCGATGGGTAAAAGAACATGACATTAGAGCAGTACCGGGTGCGTTGACTAGAGCGGATCTCGAACCTGTTTTTCGTTTCACGACAAATGAATCCCAGAAAACTTTTCTAAATGGTTTTGTACCGACTGTTACTAATGCAAGTGCTCGGAATGTGCTCGCTAACGACCCCGAAGCGCGCCTTCTGGCCGCCCAAGCCAACGCCATGCAGGCGCCAAGAAATAATAGTCCATTATATTAAATGCCATTCGTCCAGCCAAGGCCGGAAGAGACGGCTGCGAGTGTTAGAAAATTAGTTATAGATGGCCTGAAAAGAAAGATCCGAACCGCCAAGAAGCGCTACGCGGCCATCAACCGACTCAAGGCCCTGCCCGTCATCCGGAATGTATATATCCGTAATAACTACGTGAACCCAGTGACTCTCAACAAAATTCCATCAGGACCGACCGTCTATCACGTGAAGGACTCTCGTACAGGCCGTGTAGACTATTACGACAAGGCCACCTTCTGGAAACTCATGCCTAAAAACATTAAAAATAATTATAATCTTTTGATGGCTGACCCAAAGCGACCACTCTTCAAGAATCCCTTGACCCGTACAAATGTCAAGACCCGTAATGTCCAGCGGGTCCGAGTGAAGCCCGCAGGTGCAAAGATAGTCAAGGCCATCAAGAAGCACATCTCAAAGAAGAAGGCGCGGAAATCGCACTAAAGAAATAAAAATCCAAAGGAATAGATGGACCCATATGGCTCCCTAGGGCTCCAGAAGGGGGCCAGTGATGATGAGATACGAAAGGCATATCGTAAGCTCGTCCTACGGACGCATCCCGACAAGGGTGGCGATCCAGAGCAATTCAAGAAGATCCAGGGCGCCTACGATATCCTGTCCGACTCCCAAAAGCGTCAGAATTTTGACCAGTTCGGGAACCCTGACGGCCCGCCACAGGGAAACCCTTTCGCAGGCGGAGGAATGCCAGACATATTCGCCCAGATGTTTGGTGGCGGGAATCCTTTCCAGAGACCCCCGCAGAGCCAGGGTCCGAGACGGCGGAATGATGCCCAGCACGAACTGAACATTAGCCTAGAGGAGGCCTTCAGGGGGGTTCACCGCCACCTGCGCGTGGGCCTCCACAAGCCTTGTATGAAGTGTCACAAGAAGTGCCCAGCCTGTCACGGGCAGGGGAATATACAGATCCAGATGGGTCCCATGGTTATGCAGCAGCCCTGCCCTCACTGCCAAGGCCAAGGGTGTTCTCGCACGGGCTGCAAAGACTGCGAGGGCAAGGGGAGCAAGGTTGAGAATCTAAACCTGGAGGTGGTCATACCGTCAGGAATAGAGGATGGTGGCAAGGTCATCTGTAAGTCTCTTGGCGAACAGCCTCTGAATCCTAACGAGGAGGCGGGCGACTTGATCTTCGTTATAAGGGTCCAGAGTCACCCAGAGTTTATGCGCCAGGGGGACGACCTCATCTGGTCGACAAAGATTTCTTTTGTTGATTCCGTCAATGGAAAGAAGATTACAATTCCACACTTCGGAGGAGAAATTAATATTTCTACATCGGACTGGGGAGTGCTGGACCCAAGGGAGGACTACATCATCCCTGGCAAGGGTTTTAGGAACGGACGGCTAAGAGTCCAGTTCAATATTGTGTATCCAAAAGAAAAGTACATTGTCACAAAATCATCTTAGTGGCGATATTTATCGCCAGATTAAGTATTGTGACGGCCAGGGTATCCTGGGTCACATGGATAAACTCATTAAAATCAATAGGAGCATGATGTATCATAATATCATTGATAGCACTTGGGACGAGGCCAATCGCCGTACCCTTGACCACGTGCTTTTCAATTCTGCGGATCGTCTTCTTCGTCACCGGGTGACGCTGAACACGACGGATGGCAATCTGAGTCTGTACACAAAGTCCTCGCTCCATTAATACTATTAGACAATTTCTTCTATGGCAGAAAAACTTATAACTAATGTTGTAAATATCGGAGCAGAAGTTACCGCTACGTAGACAAAGGGGATAACGACCCACAGGACACAAACTTGCTTGATTAATGTGTTCATCTCCCTTGAAAGGCTTGTTTTTCTTTAAAGAAAAAAATGCCTTGATTATTATGGAGAACTGTGATGCATCCACTTTTCTGAAAAAAATGGAACCAGAGTCGGTGCAGTGTATGATATGCGACCCTCCGTTTGGAATTGGTGAAGAGGGTTTCGATAAACATTATGCACGTGACTCTACACATGTGATATCTGGATACGTTTCCGCCCCTACCGACTTTAAAAGTTATTTCGAGTGGGCCAAACTATGGATAAGCGAGATACCTAGGGTTCTAAAAAAAGACGGAACCTTCTACGTAGTCTGTGCATGGAACCATGTATGTGATATAGAAATGGCCATTCGGTCAACCGAACTAAAAGTTATTAATCATATAATTTGGAAATACAACTTTGGAGTTGCTACACAGAAAAAGTTTGTTTCAAGTCACTATCACATATTGAGATGTGCAAAAGTTTATGATCCTGTATTCTATAGTCGTGCTTACTTTGACGAATCAGAGAGAACACCTTCGGGAGGTTCGGCTCAATACTGTGACATGGAGGATGTCTGGACTATTAACAAAGAGTACAATCCGGGTCTGAAAAAGAATGTAAATAAACTTCCAGAAAAACTCGTGGAAAAGATGATATTATACACAACCAAACCTGGTGATCTAGTGGCCGATGTATTCATGGGAAACTTTACAACTGCATACGTTGCAAAGAGTTTGGGCAGAAATGTTTCAGGATGTGATTTGAATCCAGAGACGTGTGCCGAACACATTCCCAAAATTATCGCACTCGAATTGGGAACTCCCTCGGTGGCAAAAGAGAGCGCCAAACCTGAGAATTCCGGCGCACCTATAACTCCTGAATTACGAAAAGAGATACGCGAACGATACGCACGAGTAAAAGAGGGGAGGACTAAAAAAGACGCAATGGCTATTCTATGCACTGAATTCAAAAGAGGTAAATTTAGTATATTAAACATTATCAAGACGTGCTCTGAGCCGTCAGATGTGCGATGATGCGCGCGACTTTGGTGGCCTTGTTGTCGCGGGAGAGGTAGAGCGGCTTGAGCGGCGCGTTGCGGATAAAATCGTCAAGATAATGCACTGTAAGTTGGTCGATAGTGCCGCGTTCGAAGCGCCGGCGCACGTCTATAGCGTTAGTCTCGGAGTCGATCGCGGCCACCTCAGGTTTCGGCCGGGGGTGCAAGCGAACATCCGCGTCCCACAACTCCTTGCATTCACTAGAGGTGACATCATGACGCCAAGTTCCGCGGACCCATATTGACCATCGAACGTCGTCACCGTCCAGCAATTTGTTGGAGTTGATATATATCGCATCAGTCCCCCCTCTCTTACCTGCCGCCACATTCTCGGTCCATTTATTTAACATTTCTTCTTGCTTTTGTTCCATAAGTGTACGAATGTGCGCAAGAGTCTCCGGAGCCTTTGCCACGAGAATAACGGTCTTTTCCTCGTTCACGAACTCTCCAAGAACAAAGGCATCGGACCTCAAAGTCTCCTCTCGCCTCACCGCGTCATTCTGTTTGTCCCACATAAAAGAAGGCGGATAATCCCCGGAAGTCTTAAACTCGACATCAGTGAGATTGTGATTGATCGAGGATGCGTCAGAACCTGTTCGCTTGCGACTTAAGTTTAGATCGTCCCATATACCTAGTACTTCCAAGTAAACTAAAACTGTTCGAAAATTATAGTTGTCGAACAGTTTTAGACCGTGTTCACGCAGGCCCACTTTATGAATGAGCGGGACGAGGGGCATGAGATGAGCGAGTTCCATTTTATCAGCGTTGGCGTGAATCAGAGCGATAGCCTCAGCGAGTTCCATTTTATATTTATTTTAGTAGAGAATATGTCCTAGGCCTTGTGCACACAACTAGTTTTCTGCCTCCTCCTCCGCCTCCTCCCCTGCATACGTCTCTCGCGCCACCTTGAGGGCGTGAGCCTGGGCCATCTTCTCGGTCACCTTGAAGCCCTCCTTATTCTCCATTGTATCCGCAAGAACCGCCTTGTATACATCCGACTCAACCAGGGCCGCCTTCAGTGCCGTACGGATCACCTTCATCTTCTCCTTGAGAGACTCCTCGCGAAAGATGAGTTTCTGAATAGCGTCCATTTGTTCTATTAGTATAGAAGTCTTATTCTTTAGACGCGAGGAGACACAACTTCTTTTCCCTGGAAGAGTTTGCCTTCTGGTCCGCACTTGCCCCCTCTGAAAATTGATAAAGTGTATAAGGCTTGCGAAGTCCCGCCTTCAGACCCTTAAAGCCCGCAGTATCTAGTTGGGACAAAGTGGACACACTTATGACAAGAGGGATTCCTTAACCACATCGCATACGCATCTCTGCGTAAGAGAGTTCGCCTTGCAAGAATTTATCGAGCGCTTCTACCTGATCAGGGTCGCCAAGAGTCCTGGCGATATCAATCGCCGAGCCAAAGGCGGCGTTTCGGGCCGCCTTGCGAGGTGCCCCAGGGCACTCGGGTGAAGATACCTCGGGCTCGCCCTCCTCGGCAGACTCGTAGATGGCTGCATGGCGTGAAAAAGCCATACCAAGTGATTCCACCTCGCCGTCAGGAAGGGTCTCGAGGGGCACTGGTCGGGCGAGCATCACTTTCGTGCCGACGGACCCGCCACCACTCGGGATTGCCTCGGTCCGACTATGATACCGAACGAGGCATGGCTGAGGCTCAAAGCCAACCTGGGTCACGCAATAGGACCACCCAGTCTCAGACTCGAACACTTCCCAGCCAATGGGACGGTCAGGCTCCCAGACCGACTGGACCGACCCATCTGCACATATCACATAGAGGTCATTATGCCGAGGGGCGAGTTCGAGTTTGCTTCCGTGGCCGTATGTGGAGGGCGTGCGGCACAGGCCAAGAGGGCGGTCCGCACTGATCACTTCAGCGTAGAACTGGACACCTGGATAGAGGGTGGCTGACATTTCTTTGTTAAAGCTTCCTTGGCTCTAACTGCCTTTTGTGAATAGATAGTGCGATCCTTGGACTTTTTAGCAGAGTTGCGTTTTTGCTGGCGGGCAGAGTCTTTTTCCATACGTGAATTTCAGGAGGGTCCCACTTTGGACCCCTGGACACAGAACCCTTTTGCGTGTGCGTCCAGGAGTTTTTTATTTTCTGCTTTTATATTAAATGTCTGGCGGAATAGTTCAGCTAGTCGCCACGGGAGCCCAGGATACTTGGCTGACGGGGAAGCCAGAGATTTCATTCTTTCGTTCAAATTACAAGCGTTATACACACTACGCGCTGAGCTCGGAGCGCCAGATTATTCAGGGCAATCCCTCGGCGGGAAGCATCTCCACCATCCGCTTCGAGAAGAAAGGTGACCTGCTGAGCTACGTGTACTTTATCGGCAAGGATACATCTGGTTCTCTGATCCCGGGTGTGGACTGGTCCAAGGTGGTGGATAAGATTGAGCTTCTGATAGGTGGCCAAGTTGTGGACACCCAGGACATCACTTGGATGACGCAGATCGAGCCAGTCACTGGAGCGCAGAACTACAGCCAGCGCTATCTGAATAACGACCTGACGGGCCTGACGAATGTGATCAATGGCTTTTTGCCGCTCAAGTTTTTCTTTTGCAAGGACTGGTCTGTGGCTCTGCCGCTTGTGGCCCTGCAGTACCACGATGTTGAGCTTCGGATTACATGGAACCAGAATCTCAACTACCGTGTGAATTACGAAATTTATTCAGGACCAACTGGCAGTTCTCCAGCCACCGCCGCAGCGGCGGCTCCAGCATTTGGCATCGCCACAGCCACCAGTATAGCCAACCCAATCACCGGCACGGGGGCTGCCGCGCCGGCTGGCACTGGTGGATACATGGCGGTCACCATAGCCAATGCTTCTCTTGTGACGACGAGTGTTTTCCAGCCAACTTCTTTTACATATACTGGAGCCAACTTCCAGCTCGTGCCCGGAATGCAGCTGTACACAGCCGCAGGAGGCGCCATCGCAGGCTCTTCTGGAAACGGTACGGTGACGGTCCTGTCCGTCACGCCAACCAACTCAACCTCCGGAACATTTATCGGAGAATTCCAGAACGCCCCGACCGCGGCAGGGCAGTTGGCCTCAACCGCATGCGCCGTCTACACGACCCCTTACAACCAGACGAACTCGGTACTGACCGGAGGATGTGTGGGAGCCCCGGCAGCCATCACCGCTTTTACGGCTCCGGGTTCCGGTGGTGTTACACAGGCCTACACGTCAGTGACAACCATCGGTTACATCACAAACGGTATGAGCATTTCTAACCTTCCTGGGTGTTCAGGTACAGGATACGTGACGACGGTCACCCTCACTTCTGGAGCAGTTACCGGATTCACTGTAGGGTTTGCTGCTTCCACTGGTTCGGCGACCAACTGGTCGGCGGGAGTCTTCGCCTTCTCGGCCCCTGCGGCCAACCAGACCTGCCGTCTCACATACGCATCCGGCACGGGTACGGCCGCTATTGTTTACACGGTACTCAACTCGGGCGGCGCGGCTTCGACAATTGTCAACGGCCAGATTTACGTTGGCCAGCTCATCGCGGCGGGTTCTATGCCTGGTCACTCGGCAACAGCTGCTTATGGCGCGGTGACGGCGGTGAGTGTCACTGGAGCCTTTGTGACGGGCCTGACGATTACGTGGACAGCCTCTCAGACCATCACGTCAACTCCCGTGGCTGATGTGACTCTCTCAACTCCAGGAAACGCAACAATCTCCAGTGCTACGTATTCTTCAGGATCCGCAAGTCAGCAGTTAGTTTACAACGCCGCCACATATCCGGCTGCAACCTACATTACCAACGGTATGTCAGTATCTGGCCTCCCAGGATATAACGGGGTTGGCTATATTAACGGCGTGAGCACCACACCTGGAGGCCAGACGGGCGGTTTCAGCGTCTATTTCCCTGCCGGAAATAGCACGACAACTGCCAGTTTCCCAGGAGCTGTGACGGCCCTTGCAGCCACCGGGTCGGTGCAGACGACAACGACGTCCAACCTTATTCCCAACGTTGTTATTTATGGCTTGAGCGGAGTGATTGGTTCTACAACCTATGTAGGAGTCAATTCGATTATTACAAATTCAAATCTCAAAGGCGCGCCAACCGCCTCGACCCCACTCACTGGCATGACATTTTTTCAGGTTTCTGCAATCAATTACCTATCTGCAGGTGTCGCGGTTGCAACAATTGTCTGCTTGGGTTCGGTAACAAACGGCGTCGTAGGTGCTCCAACAATGACTGCGGGTCAGCAGGTCATCCAGTCTTCTACAGCCGTGACCTTTACCCCCCTCTTCCCAGTACTCAATGTGCTCGCGGGTGCCGCAACGGGAACCATCGTACCAGGAATGACTATGTGCGGTCTCGCAACAAGCCAGTATTTCAATCTCCCTATTGCTACGGTGAACACAGTCTACGGAACATCTACCCAGACCCTTGTTTCGGTTAATACCAACGCTCTACTTACGGCGGCTAGTTCTGCAGTCACGCCGGCACTGTCGGACTGGAACTCATATTATGCGGGCACAAGCCTTGTCCTTTCTTTCGTTCCGTCATCGTATCTCACGGGTATTATTACGGCGGCAACCGCGTCCTTCCAGTCGTCGGGGACGGGAGGGAACAGCGGTGCCACGGCCACGGGCCAGCTGACTCAGAACGGAGTAACTGTCGCGACTCCCCCAACCCTGGGTGGCTTCGTCTACGTGACTCCGAGTATGACGGGAGTGACAATCGCATCGGCACCAGTGCTGACCAACCCGTATGTCGCTGCTTCGGCCGCTGCTTCCATCACTATTGGCTATACCACCTCTACTCAAACGACTGCATATGTTCAGTACGCCCAGTTTGTTGCTATTCCACAGTCTATGGTTGTGGCACAGATCACTACAAACGGACAGCCCGGCGTGGACCGCCAAGGTTCGGCGATCATTGCGCTCCAGAATATCGCAAGTTCCACGCGAAATGTAGCTGTGGGTATGTCTGTGCTAGGCACGCAATACAGCGGCCCCGTGACTGTAAGTCAGGTAGTTTCGGCAAGTGGAGGATTTACAGGAGCCGCCTCATCTATTGCAACTATCGAGATATCCTTCCCCGTCCAGACAGCCTCTCCGAGCACAGCTACGATCTCTGTTGGAGCCCAGTCTTTCCTCCAGTTTGTAGATCCTACTGTTCCCGCACCAATCGGTTTCACTGTTTCTACTGCGGGTTTCAACGGCACGTACCAGCAGCTTCAGTACGAGGCCTGGTGCAGCTATCTGTACCTGGACGGTGCCGAGCGCGAGTACTTTGCCTCGACGCCTATGGATATGCTGATTACGCAGATTAACCGTGTTCCTATCAACCCCCTCACGACGCACGAGGTGAACCTGGCCCACCCCGTCAAGTTCCTGGCCTTTGTGTCGAACAGCTACGCGACCGCCTATGCGACCCAGGGCACGACTGGCATCTCCGCTGCGTCCTACCAGTTCAAGACGCAGCTGAACGGAGTGGATGTGGGCGACACGCGCTCGCTCTTCCAGTGGCAGGATGTCCCGCAGTACTACCACACACCCTTCGGCTACAAGGCCGCCACGGGTACCGCGCCCATTACCATCATCTCGTACTGCCTCGACACCTCAAAACTCCAGCCGACCGGTTCCCTCAACTTCTCCCGGCTCGACTCGTACCGGATCATCACCCCGAGCGGCAGCAACCTGGCCCTTCTGGCGGGCGGAAGCTCCGGTTACATTTACGCTATGAACTACAACATCCTGCGTATTCAGAAGGGCATGGGGTCCATGCTTTATAGCAGCTAAATCCGAGGGGCGCAGCCCCTCAATTCTTGTGGGTCAAGAATGCAAATTTTGAGTGAGCGACCTATGGTCGCTCTCAAAACTTATAAACAAAGAATAGGAATGGCTCTCCTCCGGCTCCTAGAGAAACGTGTTCGCGCCCACGTCTATCTAAGCTGCATGAAATGGGAAGAAATCAAAAGAGTCCTGAACAGATACGTCCCGAACCTGAAGTCCATTCAGATACTTAAATCTGGGAGTACAAAACTCAAAGACCATGAAGAGTACTTTATCCTCTGTGACGAGTACAACTGGCACGAGGATAAAATAGTAGAAGAAGCCAAACAGGGCCTCAAAAAAGAATTTACAAAGAAACTTCCCAAACATTTGGATCCAGCCGTGAAGACTGCGTTTGTAAATAGTCTACGGTAATAGTAATGTGGATAGAGGCGGTGAATATCCTCATCCTCGTATATGTCCTCAGGTGGATACGGAGCCTGGCCAAGTGCGACTGTGCCAAGGGTCTCAGCCGAGACTACATGCAGTTCTTTTTCTCTGCAGGTCTCGTCTTCCAGTTTGCGCGTTTGCTCGGACTGTCCCATCTGCTCGGATGGCCCATGGGAGCCCTTGCAGTCATCTACGGCTTTGTTGCTCTTCGGTACATAAAAATTGAAAAAAATAAAAATTGTGAATGTTCTGGACGGATCCTAACGCCCTGGTTCTTCTGGCTTACTACGGCCCAGACATCATGGGCCCTTTTACAAATATTTATGGGTTAATAGTAACAAATGTTCAAGCACATGCTCGCAGAGTTCCTAGGAACCTTCCTGCTGGTCATAGCAATTCTCTTCACGGGCAAGCCGATCATTATCGCCGCAGGATTCCTGCTGGCAATCTCCATGATAGGCCCGCTCTCAGGCGGTCACATCAACCCAGCCGTGTCCTTTGCCATGGCGATGAAGGGTGACCTGCCGATGTTCAAGTTGCCTCAGTATATCTTGGCTCAACTGATGGGCGCGTATGTGGCCCTTGTTGTCTACCGTGGCATTAAGCGGGCGACCTAGACATCATACTCCCTCTTGGCCAACTCAGTACGGTTAGGCTCCTCCTTTGGTCGTTCTTTCTGAACATCCAAGGCCTCGGACAACTCCTCTACAATCTCCCAAGCCGAACGGCACTCGGGGGTATTTTCAAAATTAAAACAAAGGTTCTGAGCGTGCTTGATAGCATGCTTCACATCACTTGCTTTGATTTTGCGTGGAGTGGCGTGAACCACGGGGGTTGTTCGTGGAATTGTTACACGAAGCATTTATATTTTAGGGGCCCGGAGTCTTTACTTGCGCATCATGACGAAAACAATGAATAGAATGGTTAGAAGAAATATGACAAAATTCATTGGCTGAGTATTGCTCGCCATGTGCTCAACCATTGGGCTCAAAGGCATGGCGTCACTCAGGTTTATACCTGGTGTGGAACTCTCATGAGCGTATTTAGACTTTCCAGCCGTGGGCGACTTAGTGGGCTTCTTCTTGCTTCCGGAGGCAGGTAGGCCTGTAGGGGGGAAGTCGGATGGATTCATGGTAATAGAACCACTGTAGCTCTCGGTCATGTAAGCTCCTGGGACAAACTCCTCTCCGTATTTATCGGTCATTAGAGTTCCTGGAGGTGCGTACTCCTCTGCATAGCTCATCACCCGCTCCTCAGTAAAGTCCTCGTAGTCCTCGTAGTCCTCGTAGTCCTCGTAGTCCTCGTAGTCCTCGTAGTCCTCGTACATTTCCGCGTATCTCGACATTTTGCCCCCGCCAGTTCCACACTTGCGTTTAATATTCGCTTTATGGCACTTGAGTTTTTTATTTTTTTTCCTTTTATTTTTATAAGCATTAGAGCCACATACGTCGGGTGCTTTGTAGCACGGGCCCTTTGAATCACGAAGACCCCCTCCTTTCTTCCTCCTGGCTCCGCCGCCTCCGCCGCCTCCGCCGCCTCCGCCGCCTCCGCCGCCTCCGCCGCCTCCGCCGCCTCCGCCGCCGCCCATACTAGGCATACTTGGAAGTGCTGGAGTGCTAAAAAGACCTCCCATAATTACTATGGTCAGACAAAAAAAGTGGTTCAGTGTCCTGGGAAGGTCTAAAGCCAAGTTGTTCTCTAAGAAAAATGGCTCCCCGGGTCGTCATCAAAGCGAGTGACGTCGCGGCCTGTATCGGCCTGAACCCTTACAAGCCTGCGTCTGAGGTTCGAGACGAGATCTGGAAAAAGTACTGGCCCGAGACCTTTGAGGGCCTGACGAAGCGTGAAGAGGCCAATGCCTCTCTGGCAAAGTCTTCAGCAGCCCAGAAGATTCTAGCCTTGGCGGTTTCTTTCAAGGCCAAGGACTCTGCAGGGGCCCAGGCAAACTACGAAAAGGCCAAGAAGGATATTGAGATTAATACAACCTTGTCCCCCGAGGATAGGGAGAGAGTCATAGACCATCTGCGGTCAACGTGCTATACGACTCACGGTACGCGGTCCGAGGATAAGACGGCCGATAAGGTTACTGAGGAGACGGGCGCGACTCTTTTGCGGGACAACGCCTTTTATACCCTGCCCTTGCTGGAGACTGAGGACGGGACGACCTTTTTCGTGACTGGAAAGGTTGACAGGATAGAGGTGGCTCCCGATGGCAGCCGAACTCTGGTCGAGATCAAGAACAGGACACGCGGGCTTTTCAACAGCGTGCGAGAGTACGAGAATGTGCAGATACAGGTATATCTGCGCATGCTGGGACTTGTGCGGGCCAAACTTGTCGAGCAGTACAACAACACGACGGGGACCATGCTGATTACAAGAGATGAGGAGATTTGGGATAACGACATCTGGCCGGGACTTTTAGATTTCGCGATAGATTTGCACGCGCGCGCTACTGGACAAATGTCACTGTCCGCTTAGGACGCTCGACCGGATCGGGCATCGTATTAATAGTAACTGAACCATCAAATAGTTTCTCAAATGTAAGAGGAAACACTTCGTCTGACTCAATGTCCCGCACTAGCCACTCGCCCGTCCCAAGGTCGAACTCCTCGACCTCGCACGTTACATAGCGCGTCTTATTCTTGTGGCGGTTCGCAAAGGTGACCGTCTGGCCAATCAGGGCCTCGCACATATCCTCGTACATATCCAGGGACTTGCGCATCTCCTCGTTCTCGCGGACAAGCTCAACGACAGCAGTAATAGTATCCATTCTATTATTTTAGTGTCTCAACTTTTTATGTAGGCACAGGGTAAGATGCGCCGTGGTCTCCTGAAGATCTTTTTGGTCCTTGTGGTCCTATGGTGCATATCGTCAATCTTCGCATCTCCATACGTACGGCAGGCTGGTTCCGTTAGTCATTTCACCAACCCTATCTACATGCCAGGCTTTGACGAACGCCGATGCCCAGGCTGTGTCAAGCAGGCCCGTGAGCACAAAAACCGCGACCTCATCTTCGCACCAATAAATCCCTGGGAGACTGTCGATAATAAAGTTGTATACTATTAATGATGCGTCCATGTCTTGTAGCCCTGGCCCTCATCCTGCTCTTTATGTACTTGCGCAGTTCAAGCGGCTATAACCAGACGGTCATCTTTGGGTCTCCATCATGCGGATGGTGCAAGAAGCAGGTGTCCTACATGGACGCCAAGGGCCTGCCCTATCACTTTGTTGATTGCGGGCAGAACGCCTGCCCAGACTTTGTAAGTGGCTATCCGACAATGATTGTTAATAATAAAATTGTAAATGGATATACAGAAATATGAGTTTGAGAAATATCATCCTTCTGTCATTTGCCGAAGTTCTTGGCGACTTTGGCTTCAAGTCCTTTGCCCGAACCGGAACCAAGGCATCCTTCGCTCAAGGATCTCTTGGGTACGTTGCAGTTATATACTTTTTGATAAAGAGCCTTCGCCGGGGGAATGTTCTTTATGTGAATGGCATGTGGGACGGGATATCGGCCATTATAGAGTCTGTTGCGGCCTATCTAATATTAGGGGAGAGACTCTCGAGACCTAGCGAATATGCGGGACTTGCTCTGGTGATAATTGGTGTACTTATGTTACACGCTCCCGAAGGTTCTATACCATATTAAACACGAAGCTGACCGAGTACCACTCGTCGGGCCGCGCTCTGCATCGCTTGCCCGCCTGCGCCCCCCGCTCTATTCTTGGATACTTGGTCGTAAACTCCTTCTTCGGCTCGTCGATCCACGAACACCTGCCTATGTGGCGGTCGCTAAAGTACTCGTCGGTCTCCATCAGCCAGTACTCCAACTCATCAGGCTCCACCTCATAGCTCTTTAGAAAGTTTGAGGTTTTCTCAATATCTCTCAGATCCTCCATAAGACTGTCCATGATCATCTTACGGAGATTCTTCGACTTGACCTCGGCGCAAAACTCAAACGCCTCTTCAATCGCCTCGGTAAACGCCTGGTCAATAACCTCTGTGCAGCGCGTCTCCCGAGCCTCTGTGTCCCATTCGTCGCGGACCTTGGCGAATCCCTTGAAGTGGATAGGCTTGCGGCACATAGGACATCCAGTGCCTGTACCCTTCAGGTACCAGGTCTTGATACATCCGTTACAGAACGCGTGACCGCAGGTCAGCTTGCAGAAAGAGCCAGACTCACAGTAGCACACGGAGCACTCCATTGCTACTGTAGGCAAATCTTTGTTTTGTGAAGAAAAAGGGTCTCGCTGAAGTACCTGTGGACACAGAACCTCTTTTCTCCATGGTTTAGAGATTTCGTCTCATCTTATAGTAAGATGCTGGCTCCTCCCCGCCCACGCCCTGTCCTCGATCGCCCGCCCCCCGCCTTTTATACCATCCACAGAGATCACAATACCGCATTTACCATGAAGTTATCAGAAGATACCAGAACTTCAATAGTCGGCTTTAAGACTTTTGATACGGCTTATTTCGTCGGACAAATGCTCGAAACAAATTACAATAACGACCAGGAGTGGCCCAACACAGATGTCACCTCGGGCAAAATATACATGCCAAGGGCCCCGCCCGACATGTCGCTCTCTTTGCTCGTTATTCATGGGTGGGATTATGAAGACCTGAAATTGTACTGTACAAGTAATCTACTAGATATGATTTCAGTCGAAGAAATCACATCTGGTGATGGGAACTTTTCATTTTCAGGTGATCGCTATTCATTTGACGCGCCTATGGAGTTTTACCAGGATCGGTTTAACCAGATTTTAGCATTGGAACAATAGCCTCTCCGCACAGAACCGCCCTGGCGTACTTGGCGCACAGCACGAAGTTGATGTGAGGCCAGTCAAGCGCCTCAACTGGGATCACCTTGATGTTCATAGGATTGGTATTCATTTCCTTTGAAAGATCAACCATCTTCTCTGGGTCGAGTTTGATCTCAAGCATCTTCTGGAGCCATGATACGTGCTTCTGTTCCTTGGGATTAAATGAGTCGGCAAACTTCTGGGTTATAGTCTTCGACATTTTCATAAAAGACTTTTTTGTTTTTAAGCCGTCTTAAGAGGCGATGTTGGAGCTGCACCGGTGACCGCTGCGACAGGGAGGGCTCCAGGAAGGGCCGCCACGCCCGTTGGATTCACGACTGGGACGACTGTAGGTGTGGTTCCCATGGGCATAAGGGCTGGCGAAGGGACGGCTCCAGGAGGCAAGGGCTGAACCATCGGCGGCGTTGCCACAGCAGGTACTGCCGCCCAAGTCGCCTTGGCGTTCCCTATAGTCTGCGTCCAAAGACCCGCGCTGAAAAATTTAGTCCACTGATTACTGATGCTCTGCCATAGACCAGTGAAGAATAAGAATATAGCAAGTATCAAAAGAATAAAACCCATGTTGGCCAGGCTTGAGCCACTCGACTCGCCGAAGCTTATAGTCATGGCCATTACTCTAGGCTGTTAAAAAATTTAAGGACCCCCGCCTGCGCCACATCCACAGTACTTCTCCTCCTTCTTGGAGCAAGAACGGAAAAACCAGATGGCCATAATTATAAACAAAAAGAAGAGCACCCAATTCATCTTACTCATAGTCATCATTTTCTTCCTCTTCCCCTCCGTAATCCTCCTCTTCGTCCATTTCTTCCGGCTCGTCGTCTGTAGGCTCATCCTCATCCTCGTCATCCTCCGTATCATCCTCTTCTGAGGAGTCTGGTACATAATCAGAGTCAGGGTCTCCTTTGACCCACGCATCTTCCCCGACGCGCGTGAAACCAAGATCTACCTCATCATCCAGACCCAACCACTCGGCTACTGAATCATCATCAACCTCATAACTTTCATCTTCATACCTGTGAATGAGGCGGCCATGCTCATCCTCCTCTGATTCCGCACTTAGATAACGTATAGTATATACTGGACCTTCTGCCGAAGAAAAGATCTTCGCCAGAAGAGCCTTGGGTTTCTTCTGACCCACATTGGTCCAGACACGCACAAGACTCATTGAGAGTTTCTAATAAATCTTTTTTAAGTCATTTTACGCGCCTGACCCTTGTTCTTGCGAGTTGCGCGGATGGGCTTGCCGAGAATTTAGTTCAGGGAAGCGATCAGGCGAGCCAGGGGGCTCTTCTTCTTGCGAGCCACGCCCTTGTTCTTGCGGACCTTGCGCAGGCCCTCCTTACGCACGTACTTCTTGGGGCCTCCTGGCTTGAGTGGGCGGCCGCGCTTTACTGGGGTGCGGAACAGGCGGCGCAGGCCATAGACGTTCGCACGCGGCGCACGAGCAGCGCCGCGATTCGCACGGGGCTTGCGAACAGCCACCTTGCGGATCTTGGTGGGAACGCGCGCCGTCGAGTTAGAAACGACATGGACGCCGCCGCCTGGGCTCTTCACATAGTGAGCCTTGGGGTTGTAGAGCTTCTTGCCTCCGTCCGTCACTGCGACATACTTGCCATCGGCAGTCATGTGGATAACGCGGCGCTTAGAATTTAGGAACTTCGTTGGGTGGTGGGGGACTGCTTTACGGCCTACCATTTGGTACTATTACTAGATAAAAAAAATATAGGAACATTCATTATGAGCCTGACCATAGTCACGGCGCACTGGAAAGAAGACCTGACCTGGCTAAAAAACGCAGATGTTCCTGTAGTTCTGATAGATAAGGAGGGGGCAGAACCCAGCCCCTTTGTGCCGCAGCATACTATCCCCAACTATGGCCTAGAAGCAAGTTCTTACCTCAAGTACATTGTGGAGAACTATGAAAATCTTCCTGGCCATGTGGCTTTTATTCACGGCCACGAGACGAGCGTTCACCAAAACCACGACCGTCCACTCCTGGAGGTTATTCGCGGAGCCAACATTCAAAAATACGACTTTATTCCTATAGATAATTCACTTCATCCTACAGATTTTACAGATATATTGAATACTGATGCAAAAGTCTATAGTCTTTTTGATGATCTCGAGATTCCTGCGAATAAACCGCGTCATAACTCGCCCCTTATATTTGAACTCGGTGCCCAATTCATAGTAGGGAAAAATAGGATTCTAAGAAATCCTAAAGAACTTTATGAAAAGTGGCTCAATAAATTAAACACCCCAGACTTTTCCAAGGAGGGCGCGGTTATTTTCGAGCATTTATGGCACGTAATTTTCGGTGAACCGTTTACACTCATTGCTAAGAAGGACTGGTTTCTATTCGACTGGACTCCTAAACTTGTGCAGGTTCTTGATGGCGGCAATCTCAAGTTTATTTAGCAAAACTTCCACTTGTGTCCACAGGCCTTGCAGGTGGCGTAGGTCGTCATAGGCTCATCGGCCGAACGCGTTTGCAGCTGGTAATAGGTCGTCTTGAGGCTCTTGCATTTACCGCACTTGAGCAGGCCTTCGTAACCCTCATCTTGTTTCCTGCGCTCCTCCATCATCATGTCATTCTTGCGATTCACAAACTGCGCTTTAGACCAAGGGCCGTCTGGCCAGAGAATCTCGGCAGATGTATCAACCAACTCAGAAGACTTGAGCTCCTTGGCGAATATGCGGTGCTGGAGCTGCGGCTGAAACCCTAGACCCAGACTTACATGACCGTCTGGACCGACTTTCAGGTCGCAGGTTACCCATGTCGGGTCTCTCTTGAGCTCGGCCAGCAAATGAATGGCTTTGTTCTTGTACCGAGCCCTTAACCAGCGATTCTCAAACGAAACCGCCTGTTTCGTCTTTTTCGTCTCTGCTATAGCCCATTCCCATATGGACTTTTCTATATTTCGGGCGTATGGGCGGTCAGGGACAATTGATGCGAATGAGGCGCGTACGTGCGTACGAAGAATTTCAGCCATTTTGGAATTCAAGACGAGCGACTCTTATTCTAAGACACAGAACCCTTTTTTTTGAGTTTGAGAGCCGCCTCTAGTTTTGACTCGGCGCGTTTAAGTGGCTTTGTCCTGACGAGAGCAAGGCCCGATCCGTCACCTTCTACAGACGCGGAGCCAGCGCGAGTTCTTGACTCGAACTCATGCACCAAGTGTGTATCCCCTGGTTCGTGTACCCACGGAGCCTTGTTCGCACATTTTCTAAATTCTTCTATTGTTAATGGTCCTCCAAATATTTTTAAACATTCTCTTTTTGGAGCAGTGAAGCATTGTACAGACTTTCCAAAAACATGCTTACGATAAAGAGCCATGAAAGATAGAATTTCTCCGTAGCGAGGTCCTGACCTTTCGATGATCCATGCTTTGGCACATTCGAAAGAACAAAACCGCCCTTTGGTCGTAAAGTGTTTCCGTCGGTCATCATATTTGTAAGGAGCATGAACTTCAGGGCCTTCCCACGGATGACAGCACCACCAGCAACAGAGACGAGGCGGCGAAGCCGGCTCGGAACCCGGGGAAAACGAGTTGCTACGCAACTCGGCCATTAAAGAATATCTTAGCAGGAATAATTAGAATGCTTTTAAGTATCGATGTAGGAATCAAAAACTTGGCCATGTGTCTCATAGATCCTAAAACAAAAAAAATTAAAAGTTGGGACGTGGATGGCGTGCCGCCAAATCACTCAGATGGCCTCTACCTCAGTCTCATAAAACATCTTGAAACAAAAACATGGATCTCAGAGTCGACCCAAGTCCTTATCGAAAAACAGCCCGACCGTAACAAGGGTATGAAGTCCGTGGAACACCTGCTTCACGCCTACCTCCTGACCAAGGATCCCAAGCGCGAAGTGATCATCTGGGACGCGCGCTTTAAGATTCCTGATGTGGCGGGACCAGGGAAGACCAAGTACGCGCAGCGCAAGGCAACGAGCATAGAGCGCGCTCGGAAGTTTATAAAGGAGACGAATACAGAGTGGGTCGAGTTCTTTGATAAGCACAAGAAGCGCGATGATTTAGCAGATACCGTGATGCAGGCCCTGTCCTTCATCAACAGGGATGCCCCCAAGACCAAGCCTAAGGAGACGCGTAAATTTCTTCCGAGAAAACCCACAGAGAACCAAAAGCGAACAAAGTACTCCAAGGCGAACCTGGCCTATATAGTCAAGAATAAAATGACTCAGGACGCACGGTTCAAAAAGGACCTGGCTCGGTACTATAAGACAATTGATGAGTTGATAGTAGAGTTCAAACTGTAATAAAAACATAAACCCTAAGTTAGGTAATGGGATGTGTGTATCTCATAACAAATAAAATAAACAATAAATGTTATATAGGTCAGACCATTTCTCCGCGGGTGGAGAAGCGATGGAGCGGGCATCGCAGAAACCCCCAAGGCCTTTTAAAGTGCGCATTTGAAAAATATGGTTTAGAAAACTTCAAATTTGAAACTATTCATGAAGTTTCTGATGCGGAAAATATGAGGGAAATCCTGGATTCTTTAGAGATCAAAGAAATTTCAGAAAGAAATACGGTCGCCCCGAACGGATATAATCTGGAAAAAGGTGGTACGAAAAATAAGAATTGTACGAATGAAATAACCAGAAAAAAGATGTCTGAATCTCACATTGGTAAAATACATACGGATGATACGAAACACAAAATAAGTAATTCCACAAAAGGACTTAAAAAGAAAAAAGAAACCCGTGAAAAAATTAGTAAGGCGCGTATAGGCATGAAATTTTCAGAAGAAACTATACACAACTTAAGTGAAGCATTTAAACTCCGCCCAAAGAGATTTGGTTCAGAAAATCATTCTTCTAAAAAAGTTTTACAATATTCGAAAGATGGTGTGTTAGTGAGTAGTTACTCGAGTGTAACAGAAGCAGCAAAGAGCACATCAAGCCGAGCTTCTGGTATAAGTCAGTGTTGTTTGGGTAATCTTAAAACATCAGGCGGTTTTGTATGGAAGTTTGACTTGAAGCCTTAGAAATAAAAAACAATTAATAAATAATGTTTGTAAAAATTTCAAAACCCATGTATGATCGGGAAGGACGGAAATACATGGACTTTGATATGGGTCACGGAGACGTCAGGACAGTGAAGATCCCATGGCGATACAATCGGGTAATGTCAGTGAAGATTGAGGGCCTTCGGCCCGTACAGGACATGCGCCTGGGTGAGTCTTGCGAGGTCGAGATGATTCGGAAGGTTTGGGATGGTCAGGTCTACTGGATACTTTCTGCTATAAAGCCTCTGATCTAAAGGACTGAAGTCCTGTGTCTCCATGGAGGTGCCCTCGTGCCCTGATATTAAAAAGTTGTTAACCGTTAGACCTGTTGAGAATGCGTTGGGTATACGCCCACCATCTTTCAAAGTTTGGCAGGACGGTTCACAAAAGGGCACGATTCGTGTTCCCAGGTTTTACCAGGACGGCGGAAGTCCACCCCCAGGGACCGAAGGGTCCCCCGCTAATATTAATTTTACTGGGAGCCTTCGAGCTCATCAAGTCGAAGCTGTCCGGAAGGGAGTAGAAGCAGGAAATGGCGTTCTTTCTCTCGATGTAGGGCTTGGAAAGACCGTCTGTGCCTTGGCGCTCGCAGGAGAATTCAAGCGTCGCACCCTGATCATAGTCCACAAGGGATTCTTGGCCGACCAGTGGATCGAGCGCATTCAGCAATTTTGCCCGGGCGCAACCATAGGACGAGTTCAGCAGGATGAGTTCAGTATCAATAACGACTTTGTTATCGCTATGATTCAGACTCTGTGCCAACGGCCGTTTGCCCCAGGTGCCTTCAAGTCCTTTGGAATGCTGATAGTTGATGAAGCGCACCATATAGCCGCTCAGGCCTTTTCACAGGCCATGTTCCTCATGGCTCCGAGATATACCCTCGGACTCACCGCAACCCCCGAGCGCAAGGATGGCCTGACGCGTCTATTGTATTGGTTTATGGGTCCCGAGTTTTTCAGACTCGCACGGACCCAGCAGACGCAGGTCACGGCACACCGTGTGCCCTTCACATGTAAGGAATTCCTCGAGGCACCGCCCGTCACGCGTTTTGGAAAAATGGATTTTTCAGGGGTTGTAACAAAGTTGAGCCAGATTCCAGAAAGAAATAAACTTTTAAAAGAAATTGTTTTGAAAAGTCCAGGCCAACATATACTTTTGCTGACGGATCGGAGAGAACATGCTTTTTGGCTCAAAGAAAATTTACCAAATTCAGCCTTGTATATTGGAGGTCTGGATCAAAAGGCACTTGATGAAGCGGCAAAGGCCCGAATAGTCATAGGGACTTTTAGTCTGGCTCAAGAGGGTTTGGATATCCCAACCCTTGATACTGTATTTTTAGCAACTCCTCACTCAGACGTGAAGCAGGCCATAGGTCGTATCCTACGTGGTGCTTCGCGTCCGGTTATATGGGACATTGTTGACTCGTGGTCGGTCCTGTATTCCATGTGGCGCAAGAGACTTGCGACCTACAGGGAACTGGGAATAGTTGTTGAAGGTGAAGAAAAGGCTCGCGATACCGAGGTCGTCAAGATAAGGTGTTTCGATTGATGATTACGGGTTTGTTCGGAATTTTTGCAAGCTGATAATAACCCAAAAACATTAATGCTAATGGCGAAATCCAAATTAAAATCATAAAAAGTCCTAAATAGTATTTACCACTTGATTTTTTCTTTCCTTTGGGTGGCCTCGCCGTCATCAAACGGATCGATATATATGGCCAGACAAAAGTCCAGAAAATAACAAATATAAAGATAAGCATAGGCATTAACCCAGCCAGAGGACTAGAATTCGCGAAACCAACAAGACTGGCGCTTTTTTGTTGAGGAAAAAAATTCATTGTTAATATACTCACATAGAATCCATAAGAGCAAGGAGAAAGACGCCGAGAACAAAAAACATAACCAAGTAATTACACTCGGTCCTATCTGGTCCTGGGCGCACTGGCGGCGCTGAGGGAACAGGAGCCCTGAGGATCAGTGGCTCATCCCACTCTCCGAGGGGGGCCATACAAATGGCCATCTGTTACTATCTAGATAGAAATTTCTTTCTTACTAGATTTGCGTCCCTTTTTGGAGGTTGGCTTCATAGAAACTTCACGGACCTCGTCCCCTCCAGCGTCACTGACCACGTCGGAGAGTTCGTCCACCTGTGGAGGAGGAGGAGCCGAAGAAGGCGGTCCCATCATTCCCATCAGGGAACTAAAGTCCATACCTGGTCCGCGCATCTCGCCGCGGAGTCCTGGGCGCGGAGGACCCCCTGTGGAAATGGGCTGCTGGGCCCTCTGGACTGCCTCCATCATATCACGCTGGAGATTGGGGTTCTGGCTCATCACCTGAGAGACATTCACAGCCTGCTTGAACATCGAGTTGGTCAGGTGGAACATCATCGCAGAACCGCCAACCATCATGATGAGCTTAATCTCTGGGGCGACCTCAATCTTATTCTTGTACTTGTTGTGTAGATCCTCAAACACGCCATCGTAGTCATCCGTCTGCTCCATCATATTCTCGGACCAGCCATCAAGCTGCAGGTCGAAAGGGTCAAACTTCTTGTTCAGGAACTCAAGACCAGTCACGGTCGCAATCAGCATCCGCTTCTGAAACTTGATGGAGCGGTCGACCTCGATAGAGTAGGTCATCCGCTTGTACTCTGTGCGGATCTCCTCGATGCTTGAGTAAGAATTAAGGCGACCATTCCCCTGAATTCCTTTCTTAATTAAACGGCTAATCTTGTTCAGAAGGTCAGCCTTCTCATCCTCAATGGTTTTGTAGCCTTCTGAGGGTACCTCGCCGCCACCCCCGTACTGCTGCGCTCCCTGCTGGTCTTCCTCATCGCACTCCTCTCCGCCGTCATACTCCTCTGCAGGAGGGGCGGATTGTGCGAATCGCTTATCCTGGTTAATAAAATCATCAAGCCCAGCATCCTCGGGAATAGGTGCAGACGGCCGTGGGCCCATGCGGGGAACTGTTCGCACGGGTTTGGCCCGAGCCGCCTTCTTCTCTGGCCGGGCAAAAGATATCTCATCCATCAGGGCAGCCTCATCATCGTTAAAATCCAGGCCAGACTCTTCAGGGTTAATCGAGAGCATGTTCTAAGACCTTTATAGAAATGAAAGTCGTACCTTTAACGCAGACGAAAAAAAAACTTTGTTGAAAGTAAATGATGCCTATCAAGTTGAAGACGGTTGTTCACCTGGTCATCATTGGCCTGCTCCTACTGATTATATTCCGCCTGTATTCTCGGCCCAGCACCTTCATCCTTCGCCCCAGCGAGATGGTGACGACGGGCACGGGTATCCCACCTTCGGCCCTTTTTGACATGAACCCAAATCTGAACTGTGTCCCAGGCCCAGCAAAGAATGCCTCGTACTATACCCGCGGCCTGACGCCAGGTGGTCTGTGTGGGGACGGCGACTGGGTCCATGATCAGCAGCGCAAGTGGAAGATTGAGAGCGGCATTGGAGGCTCTCTTCTCCAGAACTAGATAAAAGAGAGAATCTCTAAAAAATTAGAAAATGAAGATTGTCTTCTGTATGCCTGGGCGCACCTATTCTCGCGAGTTTCTCTTGGCCTGGTCCGACCTCTTGATGCAGGCATCCGCCAAAGGCCATCAGTGCATGATCAGCCAGCAGTACTCTTCCGTTGTCCACTTTGCACGTGCCCGTTGTCTAGGAGGAGATGTCCTCAAGGGTCCAGATCAGAAGCCCTTCCAGGGAAAGGTTGACTATGATGCTATGATGTGGATCGACTCTGATATGGTCTTCAAGACCGAGGACTTTTTCAACATTCTCGAGAGTCCTCACGATGTAACGGCTGGAGTATATATGATGGAGGACCTTCAGCACTTGGCCGTAGTCAAGGACTGGGACACGGAGTACTTTAGCAAGACGGGAACCTTCAAGTTTCTGAGCCCTCCTGATCTGGATAACGAGCCCCAGTACGTACCTGTCTCTTACGCGGGTATGGGATGGATGCTTATTCGCAAGGGAGTCCTAGAGGACCTCAAGTATCCATGGTTCTGGAGTCCTCTTCAGGAGGTTGGGGGAGGGCTTCAGCCCGACGGGACCGTAGGTCCCTTGCTCGTAGACATGAGCTCAGAGGATGTGGCCCTTTGCAAGGCGATGACTGCTGCTGGTCATCAGGTCTACATCGACAAGACGCTGCGAGTCGGTCATCAAAAGAATATGATTATTTAGTAACAATGGCTCAGTACCACCTGGTATATGCCGATTCTGCATATAGGAATACGTCAGTCTACACCAACTCGAACTCGTATTCTCTTTTCCTAACTAACCCGATACGGAATATCGACCGTGTCGAGTTAGTCTCAGCATGGATAAACACAACTGGTATAAGCAATACATTTGTCTTCTTGGACATTGCGGAGTTGCGGACACCCTATCACCAGGATGCTCGTCAGCTGGCCGTCGGTAATACTAAAACTAGTTCGGGTGGGGTTGCAGGGGCGTCTTCTCTGTACTCCTTTGCCCCGATCCCTCTCGATGTTCCTACTGGAGGTATAAAATACTACAAAGAATCTGCCGACTTTAAAATTGAAGGTATTTACCCATCCAGACTTGATAGTCTTTCTCGCCTAACTATAAACTGGACTGATATTTACGGAAGTTTGGCAACGGCCAATAACGTCACGGGCACGGGCTGTGTCTTGAGGGTCCATACCAGAAACGTTCCAATGGAGAAGAGCATTCTTCACGAGTTGCCTCCTCCAGTTCCTCTGGATCCAGGGCCGAATATGGCGCTTGTAGGATCTTTGCTCCTCGCAGGGCTTTTACTTATTTTATTTGTAAAGAATAGTAGAAATGAGTAACACATATCTGATTCACGTCGATACTGGCTCGGCCCAGACAGTGACGGGTCCTCAGTCATACTCGGCGAACGGAGTTCTCACCACGTACCCAGGCCAACCCTCTGTGAACAAGATAAACGGTAATCCCTTTCAGTGCTCAGTTATTCTAGGAAATCGCCACCGACGGATCCGTTCCATCAGTCTAAAAAATGCCCAGATTCCCATAGGCTTTTACAACGTTCGGGCTCCGTACAATACCATGAACGTCAACTCTATAGTATATACTGTGCCTCCAGGAAACTATTCTTCAGTAAGTTTTCTTGCGACTATTAACACAACTATCGGCAACTCGGTCGGTGTGTTCGCAACAAATTCATCCACAAACAGCGTAACTTTTACATCGGCCGGCGGCGCCGTGACCATGAATGTAACACCCCTGAGTACCCTATCTTTTCTTGGATTTACGAATGGCCAGGTTGGGTCTTTCATTGTGGGAACTAATTCATATATTGTAAATTTTGATACATATTTGAATATCTGGATAGAGAACCTGGGCCAGTCTTCCCTCGAGCCGAGCCAGATCACCTTCAAGATTCCACTCGATGTGGGGCCAGGAAGTATACGACATTGGTCAGAGCTCAGTCAGCACACTCAGAAGGTCCTAGTGACCGACCGCGGGGTCCGCCTCGATCGCCTCAATATAACAGTGCTGGATCGGTTCGGAAACATAATGAATAATAATGGTCTCGATTGGTCCTTTAGCCTAGAGATTGAGGCGGATACGTGAAAAAAAAAGAAACACTAAAAGTAAATGAGTCTGAATATAGACGGAACCTTGGGGACCAGGTATGGAACCGCCCCTCCGACCCAGATTCGGCCCTATGACTTTGGCACAGACGCGATTGAACGCCAGCGTGTGTCCCTAGGTCAAGCTATGATGGATGCTGATTTCGAGTATGGCCTGCAGGCAACCAAGTGGCAGTCCTATGTGGATATTCGCAAGTTTCCATCCTTTTTCGAAGTTCCTGGTACTGACTTCACCTTTAGCAACATAGTTTCTGATGGAGCATCTCCATGTTCAAATATAACCATTTATTATTCAAATGTTGTTCAGGGAACCACGCAGGTCATACCTCCAATTGGATCGTTTATATCCGTGTTTGGCCTCTCTCCGTCGAGCACAGCTCTGTCTGATCGTGCAGAGGGGTATTATATCATTGCGGCGAGTAATATTGGCGGGGCTCCGGGATCTTCAACTCTTTACTCAAATAGCGCCAATTACATAGCCAAGTCTTGGGTTCCTAAAGGAAATATTCAGTCAAACTTTACTTTTTCGCGCCGAGCCAATGTGTACAACTCGGGAACTTGTGTCGTTCCTTTTGCAAATATTTGGTCAGATGGGTCATCAAATCTCCAGGTATTTACAAGCAATGCTCACGGGCTCCTGCCAGGTTTTCCCCTTACGGCAAATAATTTGGGAAATGCAGGATATTCTAATTTTTTTGGAACTTTTTACGTCAGTAATGTAACGAGTTCAAACTCTTTCAATATAGTGGCAAATAATTATATTTTTGGAACTCCCGACCTAAGAACATCCGCAAATCTCACAAGCTCCAACGCGACTCTCTACATAGGGCAATTCGCAAGTATTAACCATCGCCCCTATGACGGCGGAGTTCTTTTGAGCACTCTGAGTCCAGCGCACGGATCTACAGTTATCCGTCAGTCCAAGAAGGCTTTTAGGTATCAGTCTGGAAAGGGTATCCTGTTCTCGTCTGGAACTCTCTTCTGCCCACAGTTAGACATATCTTCTATTAATGTCTTTGGAATTACTCAGGCCACCACAGGCGGGCCATATAATTCAGTTAGCGCGCAGCCTCTATCACTGCAAGTAGCTTCTTCGACCGGATTTGCTGTTGGACAGACTATAGCAAGTTATCTTGGCCCTAATCTAGGAACTGTGACTGTAAACGCCATTCCAGATACCACCCACATAAACATAAACTGGACAAATACAGCCCAGACGGCGACTATACCTATAGGCACGCTCATAACGGTTCTGCCCGCTGGTTCAAATATTCAGATAGTGACGGATATTATTCACGGTATTCCTCAACCAGGAGCGACAGCCATCATCCGCAACTTTACTACTACTCAATTTAACGGAACTTATACAATTACAGGAGTAATTGATTCTCGGACCGTCAATGTTCAGTCTCAGACGGCGCTCACATCAACACTATACAATCTTGGAGATCAGCCGCGCCTTGTGGTACAGGGTTGGCACGGAGCAAGCGTTCGTGCGGGGTGCTTTGAGGATCCCAACGGCCTGTTCTGGGAATACGACGGCCAGACACTCGCGGTTGTCCGCCGCCAGTCCACCTTTGCGACGGCTGGCTATGTCACGGTCACTCCACAGAGCCAGACTCTTTTGGGAACCTTGGTTCCTGGAGTGACAGGTGCAATAACTCTAACTGGCGATGGGGCGGCGCAGACCAACGCCATCAACCCTGGAGATACTCAGACAGTTATAACACTTACAAAAACATCAGGAACCTACATCCATACTGTTCAGCAGTCTATGCAAAACTATATTCAAGGGCTCGGCCAGGTCTGGGTCGTTGGCCAGGTTGATTATAACCAAATCACCATAGGATTCATGCCGACGACATATGCTATATCTGCATTCACTCCTCCTTTGCTCAACTGGACCCTCCCCACGACTCGGTTTCAGGATCAACTCAAGGTGAATGATCGTTTCACTATTCGTGGTATGGTTCACCAAGTGACCTCCATCCAGGGCCAGGGTGTGCTCACGTTCAACCCCCCTTACCGAGGGGTCACGTCTATCACGTCCGCCACTCCCGTCAAGTGCTGCAAGATCAAGGAACTCCGAGTGCCCCAGGGCCAGTTTAACCGCGACACCATCGATGGCCGAGGTCCCTCTGGTTACAAGGTCGACCTGAGTCGTCAGCAGATGATTGGCATTCAGTACACGTGGTATGGTGCTGGTTTCGTAGACTTTATGATCCGTGGTCCGGATGGAAACTGGCTTATGGTTCACCGTATTAAGAACAACAATGTGAATGACGAGGCCTACATGCGTTCTGGAAACTTGCCCGTTCGTTACGAGCTTAGCGTGGAGAGCCGAGGGGCCATGACGAGTCTATTTTCAAATCTGAACACATCATCAACTGTCATATCAGTTAATGATCCAACGACCTATTTCCCTTCAAGCAATGCCGTCCTTCTCATAGACAATGAGCTCATCAGCTACACAAGTACCAATATCAATTGTTTCCTCGGCTGTACCCGCGCAGCGCCTCTAAACTACAATATAAGCGACACCGCCAGGACATTCACTGGGCAAGCGGCTACGACGCATCTGGCCAATACTTCTGTTAACCTTATAAGCTGTACGGCTACTCCAACTCTGACTCACTGGGGATCATCATTCTTGACCGACGGAGGATTTGACTCGGAACGCGGATACTACTTTAACTTTTCGAATACTAATATGAGTTTTACTACAGCTACCCCAGGGCAGGTGGGTAATGCGCTCAACGCCTTTGCCATCCGCCTAGCACCTTCGGTCACAAACGGACTTGTGGGAGATATCGGTACCAAGGAACTCCTCAACAGGGCCCAGCTTCTTCTGCAGCGCCTCGAAGCAACTTCACCCTTCAATATGCAGGTTATAGGATATCTCAATCCAACTGGCGTTGTTTTTAATCCAGCCAACTGGGTAAATATAAATAATATTACAAATGGAACCCAGCCGAGTTTCGCGCAGTACTATCCAGGGAACTTGCTCTATAATCAGACGCCTCAGCCTGGAGAACGCATCTTCCAAACAATCGTGCAGGCTGCGAATCAAAACAATCTCGATCTCACTGGAATCAAGGAATTAACAAATGGGTGTATCGGAGGAAATCAGTGCTTCCCGGACGGACCTGACGTCTTGCTGATTTATGCTTCGGCTCTACAGGCTCCCATTTCGCCTGCTAGTTTCCCACAGACGGCCCAAATCAACCTCTTCTGGACTGAGGCACAAGCCTAAACTTAAAAATATACATAAACAATAGATGTGTGATAGCATAGCCAATGGGCCAGCTCCGTACATGATCACGATCCAGGGATCAAGTACTCCGCCGGCAAATGTGACTATCACAAATAACGTCCTATCGACAACAGGTAACGTCATCGCTGGTAATATAATCAGCGTGGACGGTACATTTACAGGAAACTTATACGTCAAGGGAACTATTATTGGAAATTTTCCAATCAGTATCCTAAACGCATCAATAGTAAATACAGCATCTTTATTCGCCTCTCTTGCGAATTTAACAACTCTTAATGTTGCAAATATCTACACCACAAATATTGTAGGGTTTGTAGGATCGCAGTGGACAGGTACGACGGCTCTGACCTTCCCTGGCTTTGTTGGCATCGGATCTACAGCCGCGCCTACAGCCAACCTTATGGTCACCGGAAACATTTACGCAAGTAACTCGGTAACCACGACCAATCTGTATACAAGCGCATTTTCATCAAATACTACAAATACAGTATTTAATTTTAATACAGTACAAATACCAAATTTGATAGTATCATCCATAAGTATCCCTACATCGCCATCTACACCCGGATATGTTTTATCGACTACGGGGACGGCAGTAGCATGGGTTTCTCCTAATTCAGGACCTATAGGAGCGACGGGAGCCCAAGGACTTACGGGCCCCCAAGGAGCAACGGGAGCCCAAGGACTCACAGGCCCCCAAGGAGCAACGGGAGCCCAAGGACTCACAGGCCCCCAAGGAGCAACGGGAGCCCAAGGACTCACGGGCCCTATAGGAGCAACGGGAGCCCAAGGACTCACAGGCCCCCAAGGAGCAACGGGAGCCCAAGGACTCACAGGCCCCCAAGGAGCAACGGGAGCCCAAGGACTCACAGGCCCACAAGGAGAAAACG